AGACTAATAGAGGACTTTAGTACCGATACCATAAAGAAGTATGGATATAAATACATAATAGAAGAACTACCTGAAGAAATGATAGTATCAAACTTCGTCGATAAATTGCCTAAAAAAATAATTTCCTTATTTTCTTGACATTTGTTTTAGAACTCCATATACTATAGTGTTAATTAAATAAAGGAGATTAAAATGAACACAAATATTAAAAACAACAAAATGGGTTTAGGTCTTAATGATAGCAATAAAAGATATATGATTAAATACAACACTTCTGATATGAATGTTTTTAAAGTAGAAAAAACTTATTTACCAAATGGAAGAAGTGTAAGATTGCAATTTAAGACTATTGCTAACTTAACTGAATATCTTTATAACGATGGTTTTGAAGGTTTTAATGAGTTAAGTTTAGTTGAATTTCCTCAAATGTTGGTAAATACTTTTAACGACAAAGGAACAATCTTGTAATACCTCTTAATATCAGTTAGACAAATTAGCCCCTCAATCGAGGGGTTTTTTGTAGTCCTAAATAAATTATCTTTCTCAACAATATCAACACTTACAAGCATTTAGAACTCTTAGATAAGAGTTTCTTGTAGTCTTTTTCCCTATAGGGTAGAAGGGTAACACCTTCCCTTTCGTTTTAATAACGAACACATAACCTTCAAATAGTGGGGTGATTAGTTTGGCTGCAGCTAAAACAACAAAGGTTGTAAAACAACCAAAAAACAACGAAAAACTTGTTGGTGGAATAACTGGCAAGGGTTGGAAAAAAGGACAATCAGGTAATCCTAATGGAAGACCTAAATCAGGTTTTGCCTTAAATGAATATATCACCGATTTGGCTAATGTAGAATTAGAAGATAAAAAGACTATGTTAGAAGCTGTTGTAGGTAAAGTATATGAAGAAGCATTAGATGGTAATATGAGTGCTATTAACTTCCTGGCAGATAGAATCTTGGGTAAACCAAGTCAAAGTATAGGGATTAAAGATGTTTCAGATGAACCAATTAAGGTATTTGATATAGATGGACTGGACGATTGATGCCACAAGGAAATCAATCCTTAAAGACCCTGCGAGATTTAAGATACTTTCTTGTGGGAGGAGATGGGGCAAATCGATGCTATCAGTATTGTTCTTACTTCATAAACCTTTTAAACCGAATGAAAGAAGATGGATTGTTTTTCCAACATATAGACAAGCTAAGATGGTATCTTGGAGTATCCTCAAAAACATTTTTGCAAATAAAAATGTTAGTATCAATGAAACTGAATTATCTATTACACTTGATAATGGAGCAAAGATTGAGCTTAAAGGTGCAGACAGAGGCGAAGACAGTCTTCGTGGAGTGTCAGTAAATATGGTGGTTATGGATGAATATGCTTTTATGAAAGAGAATGTATGGGGGGAAGTCATACAACCTACTTTAGCAGAAACACAAGGTAAAGCATTATTTGTTGGAACACCAAGTGGATTAAACCACTTCTATGATTTATTTGTTAAAGGACAAACTGAAGGTAGTGATTACAAGTCCTGGCAGTTTACCACATTAGATGGTGGCTTTATTTCTGAACAAGAAATAGAGAATGCCAAAAAGAATTTAGATAAGAGAACTTTTCAGCAAGAATATGAAGCAAGTTTTCTTACTGCTGCAAATAGAGCAGCATACAATTTTAGTAGAGATATACATTGTAGAGTTATGGAGAAGTCCCCAAGAATGTTTTGGGGAATTGACTTTGGGGTAGCATCTTACATGACTGCCTTATTAATGTGTGAAAATACTGCAGGGGAAGTTTATGTATTTGATGAGATTGGATTACAGAACTCTAACACCTTTGAATTGGCTAAGCTAATGCAGTTAAAAGGTAGAGGATTACCAGTATATCCTGACCCAGCAGGTAAGGCAAGAACTTCTAATAGTACCAAGTCTGACCATAGAATATTACAAGAGGCAGGATTTACAGTCATCAGTAAAAAATCCAACCCAACTCAAAAGGACAGACTAAATGCCTTGAATAAGATGTTGGAAGATGCAACTGGGAAAGTAAGACTATTTATTAATCCTAAGTGTAAGAACACTATTAGAGATTTAGAACTATGTACTATGGAGAATGGTCAAATACTAAAGACTGAAACCTTATCTCACTTCTTAGATGCTTTATGTTATCCAGTAGATTATAGATATGGATTCAAAGGACAAGCTAAGGCAATAGAATGGTAATGTTTTTATTAGGAATGAGTGTTGGAATTATTATTAGCATGATAAGTGCTATGGTATGGGGATACCGATTAAGTATAAAAGAAGAAGAACTAAGCAGAGAAATGATAAAGGATTTCCAGGATAGATTCTTGGAAACCGAAGAACAAAAAATTTATAAAAGGTATGAATCATGATAATTTATAATTTAACAGAAAAGATGTTGTATGACTTGTTAATGGATACAATAGAAGAAGGATTAGAAAAAGAACATAGTGAACGAGAAAGATTGTTAGACTATTTCGAGGGTATCAATCTTGAGCACGACATTAAAGGATTCTTTGATAGTGAATCTTTATCACAAATCCCACCTATGTACATTAATCTTGTTAGAAATATTATTAGTCGTAGAGCATTGGTATATCAACAAGCACCAGTAAGATACAACGAAAAATATACAGATGTCTTAGGCAACTTTGATTCTGTAATGAAACAATTTGAACAGCTTACTTATCTATTAGGTACAGAAGCTTTATATACTCATTGGGACGACAATGCAAAGAAACTAAAGTACAGACCAATCCACTTCTTTACCCCATTCTTTAAACCTAATGAAGATGAACCTTTTGCTATTATGTATCAAGCAGAATCACAGCTACAAGGTAGAACAGAAGATGCTCAATATATGTTTTGGAGTAAAGAAACAGAAGATATGGAAGGCAAACACTTTATGATAAGCAGTAGAGGTGCTATTACTTCTATTGTAGAAGGGGATAGAAACCCTTATGGAGATGTCTTACCATTTAACATAGCACATAGACACCCATTCACAAGAGATTTCTTTAGAGAAGGGGCATCAGACTTAGTAGATGGTATGAGAAGTATCAACATTATGCTTACCGAACTTGCTTTACATGGCAGATTCCAATTAGGACAACCAGTCTTTACTGGATTAGATACTGAACAACGAATCACTATGGGACAAGATAAAGCCTTAGTATTACCTGAAGGTGCGAACTTCCAATATGCAACTCCTAATGCTAATGTCCAGGCGATGATTGAATCTACAAAGTATATGGTAGATAGTATTGCACAATCCAACAATGTTAGAATCAACTGGGCTGATAAGAGCCAGGAAAGTGGATTAAGTAAAAAGATGTCTGAATTAGATTTAATGGATGCACTACGAAGTGATACAGAACAAATCTATAGACCATTTGAGAAACAACAATTTAGAATTGCTAAAAGAATATGTGAAGTATCAGGTGGTATTAATCTTGGCGACCAATTCAGTATAGACTTTGCTGAAAGAGAAGTGCCTATGAGTGCCGATGAAGAAATTAAATACTATTCTTGGGCATTCCAGAACGATTTAGAAACAAGACAATCTTATTTAAGAAAGAAGAATCCTGACTTACAGGAAGAAGAAATTACAGCTATTGTGGAACAGATAGATGCTGAAAAACCACAAGAGCAAAATGAAACACAATCTATCTTTGATAGAATAGGTGAACAAGTTGGCTAATTTAGATTTCTATAATAAAGAAATAGAAAATATCCAACAACAGTTAATTGACAAATTGGATAACCTGGTAGTAGGGTTAGGTAGAGTAACCGATACTGAACTAATGCAGATTGCTAAGCAAATAGACTTCTTTGCAGAAATGGAAACATTAGGGTTTACTAAACTGATGAATAGAGTGGGTAAAACCTTTGATGATGAGATAGCAAGAGTATTTGCAGAACTATCTAAAAGAGAGTTAGGACAAGTGTCTGCAGCAAGTATCGATGCTTTAAGAGAACTAAAGAACTTTGAAATGACTTATTTGACAAATGGAGTAAGACAATATTCAGACCAACTAAAGACTGCGATGCTAAGAGGGATTATAACTGGTGAGAATAATATTCAGATAATGAATAACATTAATAGCACCTTTGGTGTGGGAACTTATATTAGTTCAAGTGAAACTTCTTTTTTGATTAATGATGCTTTCTCACGATTCAGTAATACTTCAAGAGCAAAGGCATTTGAGGAGTTTCCTGAAATAAAGTTTCAATACATTGGACCAAGCGATGGCAAGACAAGAGATGTATGCCAACGAGCATTACAAGAGCCACCACTAACAAGAGAAGAAATCAATTCTTTGGGATATATAGATTTTGGTAATAGGGGTGGATACAACTGCAGACATGACTGGGTAAGAGTATGAGATTAGACCAAGTAGTCAAACCTAATTCTAAAGTAATGACTAAGTTAGCACAAGATGCTATTGATAAAATTACTTTAGATGCAAGTAAAGGGAAGTTTCAGAATGGAAGAAGTGGATATTCTTACAAAAATGATACTTATAGAAAGTATAAAGCAAATAGTATGCAAGGAAAGAATGGTAAACTGAAAGCATTTAGAAACCAATCTACCGACACACAAACTGCTTTTGTCAATATGAAACTAACTGGTAGAACTCTAAGAAGTATGAGAGCATCATCAAAACCTGATACTGCAATCATTACTTACGATAGAGGAGAAATAGTATTAGGCAATCAGAAAAGAGGATATGACATCTATGATTTGTCTAACAAAAACAAAGAATTTATAGCTGAGAGATTCAGTAAAGAACTTTTGGATAGAAACATTAAAAAGTATGTATCCAAAACAACGATAATAAAATAGGAGGGCAGTATGTCCGAAGAAACAAAAATAGTAGAAGAAACACAAGCAGTAGCAGAAACACCTACACAGGAAGAAAATAACGAAGTCGGTAGTTTAATTGCAGAAAGCAAGAAATATCGTACAAGAGCACAGTCAGCAGAGGCTGAGTTAAATGAACTCAAAGAAAACCTCAAACTTCAAGAAACAAAACAGCTTGAAGAAAAAGAGGAGTTTAAATCTTTGTATGAGAAAATGAAAGAGGAAAACTCACAGTTAAAACCTGTAGTAGAACAATTTCAGATTCAAGAAAAACAAAGACGAGAACATCTGCTGTCCCAACTTTCAGATGATGACCAAGAAATCTATGTAGACCTGCCAACGATTAAGTTGGAAAAGCACATTGAAAGATTGGGGAATAAAAAAGTGCAAATATCTGATGCCAAAGAGGTTACTTCAAGTGGCAAGTTTGCTGAAAATGCAAAATGGTCTGATTTGTCCGAAAAAGACAGAACAGAAGCCAGGAAGAATCCTAAACTTTGGAAACAGATAGTAGATGGCTATAGAAACTAACAACTAACTATCTTTAAGGAGATATAAACATGGCAAATGTAACAACAACAACAGCTGCTAATTTTATTCCTGAAATGTGGAGAGATGCTATCCTTGACTATGCAGAAAGAAAATTTATCCTTCGTAATCAAGTATCTGACTTCTCATCTATGGTTTCAGGTGGTGGCGACATACTAAACATCCCAAAAGTTGCTGAAGAAACAGCTGCATCTAAAAGTGCAGACACAGCAGTAACTTATTCTGCTAACACAGATGGGGTAATTCAATTATCAATGGACCAACATCACTACGAAGCAAAAAGAATCGAGGACATCGTAAGAGTTCAAGAATCTGCTGACCTATTCAATGCTTATGCAAAGTCAATGGGTTATGCTTTAGCTAAGAAAGTAGAAAACTACTTAGCTGTTGATGTACTTCAATCAGCTACAGGTAACGATGTTACTTTAGCTGCTGATAACACCTTCACTACTGCTTTAATCAGAGAAGGCTTACAAAAAATGCTTGATGCAGGATTTGACTACACAGATGGCGAATCATTCTTATATGGTTCTCCTGCTGCTTATATGTCATTACTTTCTTTAGGTGACTTCACAGAAGCACAAAAAAGAGGCGATGATGCAAATCCATTAGTATCAGGTAATGTAATCCAGGCTTATGGTTTAAGCTGTTATCCTTCAGTAGACTGGGATGACGATGGTGGTACTGGTGATGAAACAGCAACTATCTTTAACAGAAATTCTGTGTACTTTGCACAGCAATTAGCACCAAGAGTTCAGTCAGCATATGACATTGACCACTTGGCAACTTCTGTAGTAGCTGATGTACTATTCGGTGCAGCATTATCACATGCAACATCTTCAACATCATTAGGTGTTGTAAACTTCGTAAATCCATAATTGGACTAACGAAAATCGGTTAAATATGGGGCTAATTTCGGTTAGCCCTATATTACCATTAAATATTAATTTGAAGGGGATTTAGATGCCATTATACGATTATAAATGCAGTTGTGGTAAACAATTTGAAACACTACAAAGTATGCATGATGATAAATTAGTGAAATGCAACCAAAGTATCCAAGAATGTGATGGAAATGGAACTTTGACAAGACTTATAGGCAAACCTGCCATATTTTCTGATGACATCGGTAGAGGTCATAAACGAATGAAAGACAAAGATTTATATAAGGAATTAGAAATTGAGTAGTAATACCAATATAGGAAATACTCCTGTAAATCAGGGCTATGTTCAATTAATCCACACAGGAGAAACTGGGGGAATAGATGGAACACTTCGTACTTTATACGATGGTGATGGAACTGCATCAGATTTACAGATTGCAAGTAATAAAGTTAAAATATCTACTCAATTATACATTGGTAGCAAAACTATTACTGAATATGTACAAGATGTGGTCGGTGATATGCTTGATACCAATGGTAGTCATACAAACATTACTGCTACCTATGACGATGCAGGTGATGGGGCTATAGATTTAGTAGCTACTGGTGCTATATCAAGCATCATTGGTGGCACAGGAATAGATGCTACTGGTAGTGGAGATATTACTATAGCTATTGATTCTACTGTTGCTACTTTAACAGGAACACAAACCTTATCTAATAAAACCTTAGCAAGTCCAACTTTTACAGGCACAGCAAATGGTGCTAATTTAACTCTTACTGGCGATTTAACAGTTAGTGGAGATACTATATTTACTAATTCCAATACAGTATTAATTGGTGATGCGATTCTTACTTTGAATGCAGATGAAACAGGAAGTCCAACAGCAAATGCAGGGTTTGAAGTAGAACGAGGAACTTCTGCAAATAAAACTTTTATATGGAACGAAACAGATGATAAATGGACTATCGGAAGTGAAACCTTTGTAGCAAGTACAGTAGAAGCAAACCTAACTGGTAATGTAACAGGGAATGTAACTGGTAGTGCAAGTCTTAATCTTTTAATATCTAACAACTTATCAGACTTGGCAAGTGCATCAACTGCAAGAAGTAATTTAGGTGTAGATGCAGCAGGTACAGACAACTCAACTGATGTTACTTTAGCAGGTAGTTTAGATTATATCACATTAAGTGGTCAAGAGATTACAAGAAATGCTATAGATTTAACTACTGATGTTACTGGTGTTTTACCTTCTGCTAATTTAGATGCAGATACTGCACATTTATCAGGTACACAAACATTTAGTGGTGCTAAAACTTTTTCAAGCACTATCACAGGAAACCTCTCAGGAAATGTAACTGGAGATGTAACTGGTAATGCTGATACAGCTACTGCCTTAGCAACTGCAGGAACACTTACTTTTACTGGCGATGTAGTAGGTGGAACAACACCGACCTATACAAGTGGTGGAGATTTAAGTATTGCTATGGCTATACAACCAAATAGTGTTGCATTAGGAACAGATACTACTGGTAATTATGTTGGAACAATTACAGCAGGTTCAGGTGTTTCTACTTCAGGTGCAAGTACAGGAGAAGGTATAGCACACAACCTAAGCATTGATGCATCACAAACAGTAATTACTTCTATATACAATTCTGCTTTACAAATTGGTAGTGCTACAGATGAACAAAGAATAGATTTTGGTACTACAGATGAAATACGATTAGGAAGTGCTACACAAACATCAGTTAAGATTAAAACAGACCCATTAGGTTCTGCACAAGATGAAGTAATTATTGGAGATGGCACAGCAGATGTAGACTTCGTTGTAGATGGTTCAAGTGGTAGCACTATATTTAAAGTAGATGCAGGAACAGGCAATACTGCAGTTACAGGCGATTTAAGTATTTCAGGAAGTTTCAATCCTGCTACAATAACTGCTTCAACATCAGTTAGAACTCCTTTAATAGAATTTACAGATGGAGATGATGCAATTACGATTGAAAATGGTGGAGGAATGACTTTTGCTAAAGGATTTACTGTAACATCAGGGGCTTCTTCTTTTGGTGCAAATGTAGATATAAAAAATACAGGTGGCACAATATTACAATTAAATACATCAAGCACAGATGTTGACATAAATGGACTTTTAGGAAGAATTAATTTTTCAGCACCTGACGAATTTGCAGGTAGCGATTCAAACCTATTAGCTGCTTCTATTGTAGCAAAAGCAACTGCAGATTTTACATCAACATCTAATAAAACAGATATGATATTTGAATTAGGAGTATCAGAAACTGCATCAGAAAAATTTAGAATAGTAAGTGATGGTAAAATTAAGATTGGTGGTTCATACACTTTACCTTCATCAGATGGTAGTGCTAATCAAATATTAAAAACCAATGGTAGTGGAACAGTATCTTTTGCAGATGAAAGTACAGGAATATCTTTTAATGGCTCTACTGCTAATGGATTATTGACTTATGGTAATAGTACCACAGCAGATGTAGAATCTAATCTTACTTTTGATGGAACAAATTTAGATTTACCTGATAGTAAAAAAATCAGATTAGGAACTTCTCAAGATTTAGAAATCTATCACGATGGAACTAATAGTGTAATTAATAACACTCAAACTGGTGCTTTACAAATTTATAATAATGTTGATAATGGTATGGTTGAGTTATTAACAGACAATGGAAGTGGTGGAACACAAGTATTTTTAAGAGCAGATGGTGCTAACAATATGGTTAGAATGCCAGTAGATGGAGTAAAATTTACATTAGGCGATGCAAGTGATTTACAATTATATCACGATGGAACAGATAGCATAATATTAAATCAAACTGGTGATTTAATTTTAAGAAATGATGAAGCAGACCAAGATATTATATTTCAATCTGATGATGGTGCTGGTGGAGTAACACCTTACATAACATTAGATGGTAGTGCTACAGAAGTAGATGTTCATAAAAATATGAGATTTGACGATAGTAAACTTGCAGTATTCGGTAATGGTGGAGATATGTATATATACCACGATGGAACTAATAACCATATTCGGACAGATGCTGGAGATATGATACTTCATCAAAACACAGACGATAAAGATATTATATTTAAATGCGATAATGGTAGTGGTGGTGTTACTCCTTACCTAACCTTAGATGGTGGCACAGGACACTTAAACTTAACACCACCTAATAATGTCGGTATAGGAACTACATCACCTACAGAAAAATTAGAAATAAGTGGTGGTAAATTACTAGTATCAGGTGGTCAAATAAGAAGTGGTTCATACTTAGAAGGTTTTCCAAGTTTTAGTTTTGCTAATGATAATGATACAGGAATGTTTAGTGATACTGCAAATCAATTAGAATTTTCTACTGGTGGTAGTTCAAGATTAACTATAGACTCATCAGGTAATGTCGGTATAGGAACTACATCACCACAAAGTAAACTTCATACTGTACAAACTTTAGATACAGTTTCTAATACTCTTGCTAATGGTAATTATGGTTTAGTTGTTGCAGGAGATGTTGCAGGAGTTGCAACAGATACAGTAGGAATACACTTAGCTGCTAAATCAGTACCAGGCACACCAACAAGAGGAGCATCAATTCTTGCAGAGGTTCAATCAACAAATAATAATCACGATTTAATTTTTGCTACTTCAGCAGCAGTTTCAGCACCTGCAGAAAGAATGAGAATAGACTCATCAGGAAATGTCGGTATAGGAACTCAATCACCTGCAAGTAAATTACACATTAGAAACGATTCAGCAGCAGACCAATTAAGATTAGGTAGAGTAGATGATGATTCTTACTTATCTGTTGGTGCAGGTGCAACATATGCAGTTTATAATATGGTTACTGGTGGAACAATAGCACATCAATTCCAAGAAGATGGCGATGCAAAGATGACAATACAAACTAATGGTAATGTCGGTATAGGAACTTCATCGCCAAGTGCTAAGTTAGAAATATCTAATGATGTAGGTCATGCACAAAATACAGTTCTTGTTATTAAATCAGATGACCCTAATGGTGACCAAGGTGCAAGTTCTTCTGCTGACATAGACTTTCATATATGGGATAGTAATACAAGATTATCTACACCACAAGCAAGAATAGGTATTAGAGGAGATGGTACTGCAAGTCAAAATAGCGAAGCAGGTGGAACTTTATCATTTTATACTAATGTCGCAAGTTATAGTTCACCATCTCTTACCGAAGCATTAAGAATTGACCCAAGTCAAGATGCACACTTTGACCAAGATGTTATTGCATTTTCTACTACACCATCAGATATAAGATTAAAAAAGAATTTTACAAAAATAGAAAATGGATTAGAGGTAGTCAATAAATTAGAAGGACATACTTTTAATTGGAAAAAGGGTGGAGATAGATTAAGTGCAGGATTTAAAGCACAAGAAGTAGAAAAGATTTTACCACATTTAGTTGATGAGAAAAAACTTCCATTAAAAGCAGATGATGATAAAGAATACAAAATTTTACGATATGAGGAAATGATACCTTATTTAGTAGAGGCAATAAAAGAACAACAGAAACAAATAAACCAATTAGAGGAGAAGTTAAATGGCTAAAGTAATCGCAGAAAAAGTACAAGAACAAGTACAAGTTGATTCACCTAAAATGGTAGAAATCAAGCATACAAGAACGATGCAAGATGCATCAGGTAGTAATGTAGAAGTAGTAGATTGGACTGAAACAAAATCAGTAGATGAAGCTATCTCACAATGTGAAGCACATAAAGCTAATTTAGAATCACAACTTACTGAGTGTGAATCAGAATTAGCAGACTATATAGCAATTAGAGATGCTGAGTAATGGCAACAACTAATGTTCCAAGTGCAAATATTGGTATGTCTGACTTAGCAGATGCCTGTGGGGTAGAAATACAAACCAATCTTAGTTTAAATGGACTAAGAGCAGGCAGTGGTGGAGATTTAACTACTTCAGATACTGATAGTGGAGAAACATTAGCAGAAGCATTAGACACTAACGAAACTTTAGTAGATGTTAGTGATGGTTCGGTATTTACAGATGAATATATTAGAATTGATAGTGAAGTTATGAAAGTACAATCGGTTTCAGGGAATACATTAACTGTATTAAGAGAAGAAAATGTAGACCCACCAAGCACAGTAGGAGATTCACATACTAATGGTGCAACAATTTATTTTTCTAATCCTTTTGTACCTCATCACTTTCCTGACAATTTAGGATTTGGTGGTGGTAAAATAAGGGTGCAAGGATATTTAACATCTTGGCTTGTTGCAAGCGATTTAGAAACTGGCTATGGGCAGAACACTACTAACATAGGCATGAAAGAAACTTTTTATACAAATGCAGGTTCGGGAAGAAGTGCAGATAGTGATGGATATATTAGTGCATAAAGATTTTATTAATATAACATGGAGGTTATGAAAATGAGTGAAGAAAGAAAAGTAACAATAAACGATAAAGACTACAACTATGAAGAACTATCACAAGAACAAAAGATTCTTGTAGAACACATTGAGAATTGTAGAAAAAGAAAATCATCTTTAGCATTTGAAATGGATAGAGAAAATGTAGCTGAAGGTGCATTTGCTAAAATGCTAACTGAATCGTTTGATAAAAAAGAAGAAGAGAAAGAAGAAAAAGATGCCTAAATTAAATGTAGTAGCAGGAATCATTGATAAAGTTGCTGATAAGATAGACGAGTTTACACTTGATAAAGCAGAAAAAGCACAACTTATACAAGAGATTAACAAAGCACAAATTGAAGTCAATAAAGTTGAAGCGAATAGCAACAGCTTATTTGTTTCAGGTTGGCGACCTTTTGTTGGTTGGACTTGTGGAATAGCTTTATGTTATCATTTCGTCTTACAGCCATTCTTAACATTCTTATTATTTGCCTTTGGATACCCAATAACCTTACCCACTTTCGATATGGGAACATTAACAACTGTATTGATGGGTATGTTGGGACTTGGTGGATTGAGAAGTTACGAGAAGGTCAAGAAGTCAGCATGACGACCTTTGAACAGATTATCGATGGTGTCCTGGAACATGAAGGGGGCTATGTGAATGACCCCTATGATAAAGGTGGTGAAACCAAGTTTGGTATTGCTAAACGATGGTATCCTGATTTAGATATTAAGAATCTCACTAAAAGTGATGCTATAAATATCTATTACAATGAATATTGGAAGCCAAGTAAAGCAGATTTCTTACCGAATGACTTGAAAGCCACCTATTTCGATATGTGTGTAAACATGGGACAAAGACAAGCTGTAAAAATACTACAACAAGCCATTAATAGTAGAAAAATGAAGAAGATTGAGGAAGATGGAGTTATCGGAGAAATAACCATAGGTAGTGCAGGGAGAATCTCAAAGAAGCGATTACAAGCCTATCGCTGCTTATTCTATGGTAGATTAGTATCCGAAGAACCTGACCAACAACGATTCTATTATGGGTGGTTTAAAAGGGCAACTACTATATGAAAAAAATTAAAAGCACAGGAATCATATTTGGCGATATGCATTTTCCTTTGCATGATGAAAAAGCATTTAGCTGTGCTTTAAAGGTAGTTGAAAAAGTAAAACCTGATGTATTTATTAACTTAGGCGATTTTGCAGAAGGGGAGTATGTATCACATTGGAGATGGCAACGAAGAAGGCGACCACCATTGGAATACCAACTTCCCTTAATTGATAAAGAAGCAGATGAAGTCAATTACCACATGGATAGAATTGATAAAGCACTTGATAAAGTAGGGTGTAAAAAGAAATATTTGGCTATGGGAAACCACGATGCCTGGTATAATCAATTTGTAGATGAGAATCCATATTTGGAGCAATATAAGCCTGAGAATCTATTTAAGATAGAAGAAAGGGGTTATGAGTGGTATCCTTATGGAGAGTTATTTAAGCTGGAAAATTCTAAGCTATATGCTTATCATGGAGGACATTATAGTTCAGTCAGTCATAGTAGGCAAACTGTAATGCACTTAGGGTGTAATGTCATTTATGGGCATACTCACGATTGCCAACGAAGTGTAATGCAACACATTTCAGGCATACATATAGCACAAAGTATGGGGTGCTTGTGTAAGATGAAGAAAGACTTTTTAAAAGGTAGAAAGGTAAATTGGACTCACAATGTAGGGATTGTTGATTTCTTTACAGATGGGTGGTTTAACTTGATTACCTTAGACATACATAATGGAATGACAACTTGGAACAATAAAATTATAAAGGGAAACTAATGGATTTGGGCGAAACAATAAAACGATTAAAAGAACTATCTGCTATACTACAAGCAAACACTATATCAGATAGAGAAAAAGAATATTACCTACCCGAGATGTTTCGTTTAATAGATAAATTAGAAGTTCCTCAATTAATAGGAGAATTTAGTAATGACTACATATCTTGATACATATTGCACAATAGATGATATACAACTGGTAGCCCCATTTGTATTTGATTATGACAGGAAAAGAACAATCACAAACTGGGTAAGTCATAGTGGTAGTGGAAATGATGAGGTCTGGAAAGCAGGTAGTGTGGGTAAGTTCACCATGCTTTTTGAAAATGACATCGAACAAACATTAGTAGCAGATATTCCAAGCATAGATGCAGATGGAAAATACTACTTTGATGAAGATGCTGATGTTGTTTACTTCAGACCAAGCACAAACAGCAATCCAAACTACGATGTAACTATGACAGCTGGAAGGGATAATAAAACACTCTTTAATGAGTTTATATCGAGAAGTTCTGACTTTGTTCGTTCTTATATCAATAAACCAATCTACAAGAACAAGGGTGTCGGAACTGGGGATAGTTTAGGTAGGGATTATCCTGAAGTAATCGTTAGGGCTACTGCATTGTTGTCAGCATCTATGGCAATCTTACCATATGATGAGCAACATGGACTACGATTACAAGTTCAAGTATATGACCAAGAAGGTGGAACTGGACTATTAGACCTAATTAGAAAAGGGATTATTAGCTTAGACCAAGATGAAGATGGTAGAGATAAAATCGTAAAAGATGTATCGATTGATGCAAGTACAACTGGTGCTATTGTAGACACTTATGGTTATCCAAGTGTGTCTTATGATAGAATCAAGGTTATCATTGAAACTGGAGGTACTTTTGCAGCAGGTTCTACATCTACTGTAACCTATAAGACTTTTGTAGGTGATGATTCAGGGCTTAAAATCAATGCTAATCAAGAAGCAGAAGTTGTTGATGGTAGTTTCCAATCAATAGGACATGGAGTCTATGTACGATTCTCAACTGGTGTCTATACTGCTAATGATGAATGGGAAGTAGAAGTAACAGGATTAGACCATACATCAGGTGGTGGAATTGAAACAATCCAACTTAAAAGGAGATAAAGATGCCTTATCATAAAAAAGGAAAAAAAGGTCGTAAAAAATAATGCATTTAGGTAGAAAGAAAAAACTCTTAAAACGATATGGCTTGAAAGCAGTCAATCGACCGAAGATGACACCAAGTCATAAGACTAAGAAAGCTGTTGTATTGACAGAAGTAGGACATAAACTAAAGTTGATACGATTTGGTGCTAAAGGCATGGGACATAATTATTCTGCAGGTGCAAGAAAAGCATTTAAAGCAAGACATAGAAGAAACATAGCTAAGGGTAAATCATCTGCTGCATATTGGGCAGACAAGTTCTTATGGAGTGCAGGGGGAAGAAAGAAAAGCCCACCTAAATCACAAAAGAGGGTTTATGGCAAAAAGAGGTAGTGTAAACATTGTCAGAAGAAATGGTAAAAAGAAAACCAGGCAAGGTAAAAGCAAACGAACCAAGTATGGTACAAAAGCAAGTACAAAATATTATAAGAAAAAGTATAGAGGACAAGGATAATGGCAAGAGTAGAATTTGAAAATATATATAAAGATAGGGTTATAGATAATATCCAAAAACTAATCAAACAAACTATTCCAAGTATTCCTTTGTATTATGATGAACACAAAGGACAGGAAAGTTTCTTAATTAGACCTATATCCGATACTTTTATTGATTATGCAAGTAATGCACATATCAGACAATATATAACTGAAATTAGTTTTGAAATACATTCAGGTTCTGAATTTACAAGAAACCATGATGTGCAACGATTGACTGATAAAGCAGAACTTGTTAAAAGAATATTTTTTGATAATCGTGATTTGGAGGCATTAAATATTAATCAATGGTTTAATGCAAAAGTAACCGATATTGTATATGAACGAGATACAGAAGATACTGAAAGAGAACGATTTGTAATGACTTTAGAATGTAATGTAAATGAAGGGGTTTCATAATGAAATATAAACATATTAAAGGACTTCAACTTCAAAAACCAAGTTATTTAGAAACACCTAATCAAAAGATTAGAGAATTGTTAGAAGGTAAAGAAGTGGAGTTAAATGAAGAAAATGTGGCTGAATTTGAATCGTTAGGTGTTCAAGTCAAGCCAGTAGAAAACAAACCTAAAAAGAAAAAAGTTAAAAAAGAGGAGTAATAACAAATGGCTATAAGTTCCAAAGTCTATGGTAAAAGCCAATATGCCATAGGTATTAAGCAAAAAAATGCAACTGCTTTTGAAACAGCAGGTGCTACTGACACAGCATATCAATTACTACCTGTAATTAATGTATCTGCCCCAGTCCTCAATCTTGTAGAATCAGGGGAGATACGAAGCAACAATGCAGGTATGATTGAAACTGACTTTGACCAGTTTAGAACAAGAAAAGGTGGATTTGTAACACTTGATTTTGAAGTTCCTGCAGAAAGAGCAGGACTATCAAGATTGTTGGCTAATGTATTACAAGACCATACAGAAAGTGGTAGTTATATTCACACAGTAGAATCATCATCAAGTAATGCTTTATCAAGACCTGATTTTACAGGAAGTTCAACAGCAGGTATCCCAAGTATTTTTGATATTGGGTTATATGGACCTGCAGCAGGAGAAGATAAAATCATCACAAGTGCTACTTTACAATCATTGACAATGAATTTTGATATGACTGATGGTAGATTATTATTGAATGGTACTTTCTATTCAGGTTTTGCAAGTTCAACAGGATTTCTTGTAGGACAAACATTATCTGCTAATAGTGGAGAACCAACATTAATGAGTGCTTCACCAACACAAATTGAATCATATTTTGATACAAAACAATTTGATGTCAATAGTGTAGCAACTGATGCGATTATTACAGCAGTATCATTTACTTTTGAAAACAATGTTGCAAGAGTAGGTAGAGATGCTAATGGCGATGCAGAAGCTTATGCTTTTGGTGTCCCATCAGTAAACATCACAGGAGAGATTTCTTTCATGTATGATGGAAACTACAATGATGGTGCTGACAATGTATTACAGGACTTCTTAAATGGAACTCCTGCTACATTAACACTACAACAAGGTGATGGTACAGTATCTACTGCAGGTGAAATGAATATTACTGCAGAAGTATATTCAACTGCTGTCAATTATGATTTAAATGCAGACACAGGTGCTATAATTACAATTCCATTTAAAGTTATTCAACCTACTACAACAGGTGGAGTACACAATGGAACAGCATTTAAGTTTGAGTTCATGGATGGTATAAGTAACACAAGTTGGTAAACGAAGGAGTAACACATGAAGGTTAAAATGTTCGATAAAGAGTGGGAAGTGAAGAATCCTACTTACAAAGAAAAACGAGAACTACAAAAAATGAGAATGATGGCTTTAGATTCTACTGGTAAAGTAGATACCGAAAAGTTTTATGATTGTCTTGAATTTGTAGAAAAGATAAGTGGCTTATCAGAAAGTGATTATGTTGCTAAAGATAAGCCCTTAACAATGGGTGAGGTAGATGCTTTGCTTTCGAAATGTCTAAGTGAATTTTTAGATGTTTCAAAAAAAGGCTAATGGCTTTGTCGTCGTATGTGTGGTTTAGCCACTATGGTTATCCACACTTCGACAAAGAGTTTCCTTATAAAAGGCAAAGTCCAATCACTAATAAAGTAAAGACATATAAGGATAAAGAAGATGTATTATTGGAAATTGATAGAGTGTTTGACAAGTTCAAAGATTCTAAATTTTCTATGGGTAGAAACCTATATTTTATATTACCTCTTTTTTGTAATCCAAAATGTCTTTACCAGGATTGGATAGGGGAAACCATTAAAGAATATAAGATGAGTAAGAATCTTAATATTCCGATAGCAAGAAGCTTAGATGAAGCAGATGCATTTATTGTAGATAATTTTTTAATTATAGATAACGAACTAAACTCCATAAGAGAGTATGAGGTAGAAAAGAATGGCAGATAAAAAAATAAGATTATTAGTTCAAGCCGAAGTTAAAAAAGCTGTTCAAGCACTTAACAAAGTAGAAAAAGAACAAAAAGATATAAAGAAGCAAAATGATGGATTAAAGAAAAGTTTTGCTACTATGGGTGGTGCAATAGCTGCAGCATTTAGTATACAGGCAATAGCAAGATTTACTCAAGAATCGATTAAACTGGGTTCTCAGACAATATCGCTTACACGAAGTTTTACAAATCTTGGAAAAGGCATTGGATTAAATGAACAGTCTTTGCAAAAATTTAGAAAAGCTACTGATGGTACTGTATCAGATGTTGATTTAATGATTCAAGCAAATAATGCTATGTTGCTTGGTGTTGTACAAAACGAAGAAGAATTTTCTGAATTAATTGATTCGGCACAAAGACTTGCTAAGGCAGTTGGTAAAGATACTTTATTTGGTATTGAAAGTTTAACAACTGGTATCGGTCGTCAATCAAGACTTATGTTAGACAATCTTGGTATTATTGTAAAAGCAGAAGATGCTTATAAAGCGATGGCACAAGCTACTGGTAAATCAGTTGCAGCATTAACTGATTTAGAAAGAAAACAAGCATTTATTACTGCTACTATGGAATCAGTAAGAAGTAAAGTTGCTAATCTTGGACAAGAACAATTAGATGCTACTGATGCTACATTAAAATTAACATCAGCATATAAAAATTTACAAGGAACTATTGGAAAAGAATTACAAGATGAAGTAGAAGCTACTGCAGGATTATTTGCAAAACTTTTATCAACTACCGATTCATTAATTCAAAAAGTTGGATTATTTAATTTTATTACAGGCAATATGGCATTTGGATTAGCACAGGTTAATACAGAAGCAAAAAAAGCAGCAGAAGAAGGAGTGGATGATTTTATTGATAAATTTCAAAGAATCCCTGAAACAGACCCAATGCAACAAGCATCATCACAAGCAGAATCCTTTGGATTAATACAAGGTAATTATCAAGCACATAATGATGCTATGGCAGCTATAGATGAAAATGCTATGAATTTTAGAATGGGTGGTTTAGAAAATGAGTATTTTCGTAGACAAGCATTTAATAAACAAGTTGAGCAAGATATGAAAGAACATAGAAAAGCTGCAAAAGATGCACACGAAGAAAAGATGGCACAAAATCTTGAAGCTGCAATCTTACAAGGACAATCTGCAAAACAAGCTGGTGTATCAGTAATCAAAGCTGAAATTGCAAAATCAACTGCATCATTAATTACAAAAATTATGCAAGGTGTTCCATTTCCATTAAATTTGGCTTTAGCAGCAGGGGCAGGTGGAATGATTGGTAAAGTAACAGATTCTTTATTTTCCTCTTTTGCAACAGGTGGTAGTTTTGTAACTAAAGGCAGAACAACCTTACCTATTGGAAATGGAGTAGTAGTAGGAGATAATGCTTCAGGAATGGAACGAATTGATGTAACACCATTACCAAGTCCTACAAGTAATGGAAATAACATCACAATAAACATATCTGCACCATTGGTAGATGAAACAGTAGTAGACCATATTATACCAGCTATTAGGAGAGCAGAAAAATTAAACTTATGAGTAATGTAACAAAATCAACTGCTTTTGCATACATACCTAAAAAACTATTTGGTATGAAAAAGAAAAGCATAAAACAAAAACTAAAAAAACCAAAACTTAAATTGAGGAGATATTAAAGTGGAAATAGGAAAAGGCACAAAATTAACTTTTAGTATTGAAACACTTATCAGTATTAGTGTAACAATATTTATGGTGGTCGGATTGTGGTTTAATTTACAAGCTGACATTGAAGAAGCAAAACAATTACCTGAACCACCAATCAGTAGAACAGAATATGATTTAAAAGACCAAATGATTAGAAATTCTATTTTAAATACAGAAGAAAAAGTAGAAAAATTAGAAGATAAAGTAGATGACATTAAAGAGGATACAAGAAGTATTAATGAAACCCTACTAAACATGAATAACAATTAGGATGGATTATGAAAAAATTGATAAATATGTGGCTATTGGTGCTTGGATTATTTACTTCGTCGCTATACTCACAATCAGTATCTTTGGATAGTTTTCAAGATATTCAATTAATGAAAAATGAGTTCTGTGCAGTTATAGAGGTAAATGCTTCTTGGAATTGGGCAAACAAAATACCATTAGAGAAATTAGAGAATTGCTATACTGGATATGTAGATATTGCCAATAAAAACATTGGGGCAGTCATACAAAAAGAATGGGACATTAAAGTAGTACCTACTATTATTATCTTTGAATATGGAGTAGAGGTCAAACGATTTGAAGCAGACTTATCTATGAAATTTAGAGAAGAAGAAATCTTAAATAGTATAAGAAAAGAAATTGGACAATAATGTCAAAGCATTTTACCAAACCTAAATTAAGAGAACGAATTAAAAATCGTATTATGAGAAGTTCTAAAGGTGGTAGACCTGGACAATGGTCTGCAAGAAAATCACAACTTCTTGTTAAGGCATACGAAAAAGCAGGTGGTGGATATAGAGGTGGTAAAAGCAAATCAGCTAAATCACTTTCAAGATGGACTAAACAGAAATGGACTACCAAGTCAGGAAAGAAATCATCTAAGACTGGAGAACGATATTTACCTGAAAGACTAATTAAGTCTATGAGTTCATCTCAATATGCTTATGAAACAAGAAAGAAAAGAGCAGCAACTAAAAAGGGAAAACAATCAGCAAGTTATTCCAAGAAAACTACGAAACGAATTAGGAGATATACATGAGTTTTGTTAATTCAAACTATGAATCAAAGCTATCGCCAACTATGACAGAAAATTGGTTGGTACAAATCTTTAAAAATGATGCAACAAGTATTTTAACAACTGCAACACCTAATGTAGTGGATAAGGATGATGAAGATTATAATTTAAGATTTTCTTTTTCTGGCACCACATATAATGGATATGATTATTATCCTGCAATCCTCAACAAGCCAAGTATATCTTATTCATTGGATTTAAAAGGATTCACCACTAAGACTGGTAATATTACTTTAAACATAGCCAATATAGATTTAGATGGAACAACCCTATTAGAATTATTAGGGAATGAATTTGTCAATGGTCATGTAAATGTATTGAGCCAAGTAGATGGAGATGATACTGCAAATAATGCTTTACAAATCTTTAGTGGTAAAGTATCAAGTTTTGGTTATAGAAATAATACGATTGTATTGAATGTCATCTCTAACAGACCATTTCAGAATGTGTCTATCCCACAAGGCAGAAGTGATGCCGACAATCCTCAATACAATAATAAGATAGTCCCTTTGGTTTATGGGGACTATACACCCAATACGAACTTTGTTAATGGTCAAGATGTCTATGCTTGTCCTTTCCTTAAAAATGATGGTAAAGACTTTATGTACATTGTACCTGAAGGAACAGATGGTGCAGATACTGCTAAATTAGAGTTCTATGACAAAGGATTAAAACGATTCTTGGAATTAATCAATACTGATACAACTATTGCAACAGAAGATACTATAAGTATATTAAAAGTTCCTAAGCTAATGAGAAGGCAATTTAAAATGCTACCTGATGAAATTCCAGGTGGAGTTACTAAACAAGAAGGTAGTGGTTCAGGAGTTATTGCAGTTACATTTCCAGGTGGAGATGGTACAATAAATAATGCTTTTGATGGTTCAACAGATAGTGAAGTAGATATAAACCATGCAACTAATTTTGCAGATATAAGAGGATTTACTTTAAAATTAAAAATGCCACAGGTATCAGGTAAAATTACTGATATTACTTTAGGATTAGATGGAACATTAACACAAGCATATAGTAGTGGTAGTCCAGGTGTAGACGATGGATTGTTTGTTAATTTAGCAACAGAATTAGATAGTGGATTTGGAAGCACAACACCAAGTAAACATGTAGCAATAATTGGGACATCAAGCAATTATAGTAGAACAACATCTTTTGATTTAACTGCTAGTTATAATGCAGTTGATATATCAGGTATTTTAAGCGATAATGCCCTACCTGATGAATTATATTTAAGTTTTAGATGGGATACAGCAGATGGAGATGTTGATTGTAATAGTTTTAATGTATCATTAGAAAATGTTTTTGTAACAGTAACTGCAGAAAATGATTTAGCTAATGAGCCGATTGCATCACAAGATTTTAATGCAGGGATTGATAAACTTTATTTAGGTAGAGATGTTACAACACCTGGATTCACAGAACATACAACTGCAACTACTATTGGAGATTTAGATAATCCAGTAGCAATTCATAGAGAACTATTACATAGCATAATCAATGTTACTGATTTTACTGGTGATACTGATATTGAAAATTCAGGATTTAAAACAGTAGCAGAACTAAGAGATTCTACTTTGACCAGTCCAACATCAACTCATTGGAAAACAAGATTAGCATTAGATGAGAAAGAATCCTTAGAAAGTATTATGGAACAATTACAATATGAGGGTTGTTTCTTCTTTGAGTTTAGTCCACAAGCACAACAAACTGCAATTAGTGGTGTAGCAGGATTACGATACTTTACTATAGAAGATAGTGTTACTGCTAATGTTGATTTATCTCAAAATGATATTTCAGGATATGAACTTGGGATTACTTCGGCACAAGATTTGGAAACCAGGCTTTTGGTAAATTACAAAAAACACCCTGCTGAAAATGAATATTTAGAACAAGATACTTTTACAGCATCTACTCATACAACTATTTTTGGTGATGCAGATATTCAAAAACAAGAAATCAATCTTGATTTAGTATATGATGCAGTAGCAGATGTGGTAGGTTCAAGAAATTCCAGTTGGATTAACTTTAGAGAAAGTATTTTTGGGGATTACAAAACTACAGTAAATGCAACTTTAGTAAATCCTGAAAAATATGGAATGCTACAAGTTGGAGATTACATAGACTTCGGAGAGATTACCTTTGAAGAACTTGGAAGTCCATTTAATGAAATATCAGACACCTTTGATAGTTTTGTTGCTATGCCTACAAGATTATTTAAAGATGCTTGGTCAGGGAAAAAATTTATAATAACACAACTAAAGAGGCAAGTGGGCAAGGTTTCTGTCCAATGCCGAGAAGTATAGGAGATTACAATGGCATCATATTTTATTTATGATTCAATCAATATGTACAGGTCAGATAATACTGATTCTGAAGGAACAATAACCACAGGAACTTTTGCTCCAGGAACTGCTGTAACACTTCATGAACGAGCATCAGATATGAATATCGGTACTGGAATGAGTGATATAGTTGATAATGATGCAATCCAATATTCAGTTGGAAGTAGTACAACAGCAGATGCAGCAGCAGTTTATTTTTTAGGAGATGATGGAGTTGCAAGTGGTACTATTATGACTTTTTATGCAAGTGATACTACAAGTGTTGGTTCAAGCATTGGAACTATATCTGCAGTAAGTGGTGCAGGATGGCAAATAGCAAGTTTAACAGAAAGCACAAATACCAAATTTTATACTGAATTTAATGCAACCATAACCAATAATATTATTTCAGAAATCCTTATTGGTAAAAAATTAAACTTTGAAATAGAACCTGATGTTAATGTTCAATCATCTATTAATTATGAAAATGAAGTCCAAAGAAGTTTAGGTGGTGTAGAGTATGCCATTAATGTAAATCCAGGACAAGAAGTATTTACCATATCATTTCAAAATATATCAAGCACATTTAAATCTGATTTAATTACTATGCAAGATGCAATCAAAGGTGAAGCTAAGAAATTTGTTTGGTATGATGGTTCTAACTTTAATTGGGTAAGATTAGATAAACCAATGACATTTACTGAAATAGCAGATGGAAGATTTAGCACACAATTAGTTTTAAGGCAACAAATCCAGTAAATACAAGACTTTTATACTGAAAGGTATATAATCACCCCATAAACAAAAAACCCCCTTATTTTAGGGGGTTCTTTGTATCTAAGAGTTAGTATTAAAGTATTTGCCCAAAACTTTTAGCATTTCTCAAAGAACCGAATCTTTCAGAATTACCAGTTTCAAGATTTTCTACTTGATAAGTTTTTGAACCTCTCATTTTAGTTATGATAACATCTTTATTATCTTCTCTCTCCCATAATAAGTAAGATTTTTCATCACTATATTCATCGTAATATCTGTTAAATTTCATTGTTTTCTCCTTTTGTTTAACTAACATACCTTATATTACTACAATAAATAATAAAGTGCAAGTCTTTTTTAAAAAAAAGTTAAGGGTTATATAAAGGGTTATAATAATATAAACAAATTGTGGATAACTATGTGGATAACAAGACTTACCATAACCCTTACCATAAGGGTGCAAGAAAAAGACAAAGACAAAGACTAATATAAAGTTAAAGCATAAGAAGAATCAGAAGAATAAAAAGAATTAGCAAAATAAGTATTGACAAGTTCCATATTAATCATTATTCTTGTAGAGTTAGTTAAACGAAGGAGAACAAAATGTTAGTAGAAATAATCGCATACTCAGTATTTATAATATTTTTTTGGGAAATGTTTAAAAAGGTGGTACAAGAATGGATACAGTAATTAAATTTAATTTTAAAGAATTAGAATTGTTAATTGAAGTAATGGAAAGAAATCGAATTGACAATGATGATGAAAACAAGTTAAGGCATGAACTACGAAAAATTCGTAAAGATGCAGAAATTAAGAAAAACACAGATACAGAAGTATTGGCTAACAAGCCATCAGAAGAAGTGAGATTAAATCCTTCTATGAGTACAGCTGTTGATGAAATAGAATAAGGAGAAATAATATGGCTTTTGTAAATTTAAAAGACCTAAAAGCAAATGTAGGTGGTCAGTTGAGATTGACTTTAAACTCGGCAGGTGTCTACGAAGAGAAAGAATGGCAAGGTAAGAAGTTCAATACCTTTAAGTATGAAGTAATCCAAGATAATACAATCAGTACCTTAGATGCTACTGATGCTTTAAAAAGAAAGTTAGATGAAATACCTCAAGGAAGTGATTTCCTATTAAGTTGGGAACAATTCACTACTGATTCAGGCGAGCTTAGAAATTATTGGAAGGTTGAACCTACTGATAAGAGTTCTGCTAATCCAGTATTTGAGAATGTAAAGAAAAGCATCAATGAGTTTGACCAAAAACTACAAGCAGATAAAGCAGTAAAACAAGCAGTAGAAACTACTAATCAAGCATATAGCAATCCTGCAAGAATGGGTATGATATTTAATAATACCATTAAATTGTATATTGCCAATGATATGATATGGACTACTGATGAGTTTGTAAACAACTTTAAACGAGTTGAAGCTTGGGTAGAAGCTTGTGAAAATCCTAAAGCGATACCACAAGCAAGTAAACCTAATGAACCAGTTTCCGAAGAATCGGTAGAAATCAAAGCAGACGACCTACCATTCTAATGAGTAACGAAAATACAATAATAATGCTCTTATTAGTGATTGTTTGGTTGATAGTTGCATTATTTGGAATTATGTTTGTGGGGTTAATTATAGTGTAGAAACTGGGGCAGCTACTTCTTATTCCTTTGTTTAATTAACATATTACAATCGAATAGTAGCTGTCCCTTTCTCCTGAAAGGATATTATGAAATTTAATAGTGATTTTAAGCATGATTTAGAATTAGGTGAAATGGCAGAAACAGATTTTCATTTAATGCTATCTGAAAAAAAGATTGAAGTAAAATATGATAGAAAAACAAAAGAAACTGGTAATGTGTATATAGAGTTTGAATCCAGGGATAAACCATCAGGGATTAAAACTACACAAGCAGATTATTGGACTTATTATATAGATGATGATTTTACCATAACAATTAGTACAGAAAAATTAAAAGATAAAATGAAAAACTTATTTGAAACAAAAAAAGCAAAAATAATTTCAGGTGGAGATAATAATACTTCAAAGGGATTATTGATAAGGGTACAAGATTTAGTATGCCTAAGTTAAAAATATTTCCAAGCGACTCTATATGGAGTAAATACATTAGAACAAGAGATAACTGGACTTGTCAAAGATGTGATAAGAAATATGCACCACCTACTTCTGCCTTACATTGTTCACATTTTTGGTCAAGAGGTAATTGGAGTGTCAGGTTCGATTTTTTTAATTGTCAGGCATTATGTTATGGCTGCCACTCATACTTAGGTGGTAATCCACAAGAGCATAGAGAATTTATATTGAATAAATTAGGACAAAAAGAATTTGATGCCTTACAGAAAAGAAGAAATACACCATTAAAATCAGGACAAAAGAAATACTTATTATCAAAAGAATTTAGAAAAGAAGTACAATTAATGTTAGATAACTTAAATCTTAAAAAGTCAGAAGATTTTTACGACTATTTAGATTAGGAGAAAAAGGAGAATAAAATGAGTTGTTACAGAATAATATATTGCTTAACAAAAAAATGCAACACTTTAATAAACAATGACGAAGGTGGATATTGTATAAAGTGTTGGAATAAAAAAGACGAAGAAGCAAAAAAAGCAAGCAAGAATGGCTAAATCACATAGGACATACGATAAAAACAATAATCCTTTAAAGTTTGAAAAAAGCTTTAAAGAACGATTAAAAAAATTTAAAAATGTAGATGCTTGGAGTAAAGAAGGAATAGCAGAAAGAGAAGCTTTTGCAAAACAGTTTGGAAGGGCATGGTATTTATTCCAAGAAAGTCAAATTAGATACAATAGAGAAAAGACTTGGATAGAACAATTCAATGTTTATACAAGAAGACCAAGAGGAAAGGAGAGAAGTAAATGATAGACACAATAGTTACTATAGGTGTGCTTTATGGATGCTATAAATTATTTCCAAAAGTATACAAAGAAATACACAAATTAGATTAATTAATAATCAGGAGAATAAAGGGAGAATAAAATGATTGAAATACTTACATCAAACACAAGAGAGTTGTCTAAGCAATATCTGCATAGAACATATCCTCAATACTCAAAAGAAGTTTACACAAATTACTATGTATTAGAACAAAGGGATATATCACTATTATTTAAACCTTCATACTGGAAAAATAACTATGCTAAATTTGATAAAGACTTTAAAAAGAAAATAGCAAAAAAGGATTTAACTAATTTTAATTTTATAAAACAGAAAAAAAATAGAATTAAATTGTTGAATGAATTGGGATTGCCTTATAGTTTTATAATTAAGTTTATGAAATGGTATTATCCAAGAATTGGTAAATCGACACTTGCTTATGCTTTAAATGAAAAGACAAGAAAAAAACAAAATAAAGCTACAAAGAAAACACAACAAAGTCCTATGCCTAAACTTAAAAAGAAAATAGGTAGAAAGTTTGATATTGTTGGGATGTCTGATGATATTTTGTTAAAACATCTTGGAACTTGTTGTTATCTTTGTTCAAAAAAGATAAATCCATTAAAAACATCTACTTGGGAAGTAGAACATATTATTCCAACAATTAGTGGTGGGTCAAGACATGTAAATAATTTTGGAATGGCTTGTAGGCATTGTAATAGAAGTAAACATGATTATAGCATACCTGAATATATTGAATATATTGAACAACAATATCATCATGTTAAAAAGAATAAAAAGAATTTAATAAATACATATAATAAAGCATTGAAATATTCAATGCAATAAAAGGAGAATAAAAATGGCACATACAATATATAAAACAAAGGAAGGTAAAAGAGTTAGTTCGGTTACCACAATCATAGGCAACAATCTTGGGTGGAACTTTTATCCATTGTTAAATTGGAATTTAAAATTACTAAAACAGGGAGTAGACCCAAAAGAAGAATTAAGGTCTGCAGGTAGAACAGGGACTTTAGCACACAATATGATAGAACAGTTTACTATTGGTGGTAGAGTACAGAATTTAGATACCTATTCTCCAACAGAAATTAGTCAAGCTAAACAAGCATATTACAACTATTTGGATTTTAAAAACGACTATCAACCTGAAATCTTGCATAGTGAATTACAGATGGTTTCAGAAAAATATAAGTTTGGTGGAACTTGTGATGCAGTAGCTAAAGTAAAGATTGGTAAAAACACCAAGCTAATGATATTAGACTGGAAAAGTAGTAATTCTATACATTCAGAACATAAAATACAAATATCTGCTTATGCAAAAATGTATGAAGAAAATACAGGCGAAAAAATCAAAGGTGCTTTAATTGTACGAATAGACAAAGAAAAAAAAGAGTATCAAGTAGAGCATTTAAAGATTAAAGACTTGAACTGGGGTTGGAAAGTTTTTAAGTTATTACTTAAAATACAGGAGAATAAAAGATAATGAGAAAACGATTTTTAGATGCAGACATTAATTCAAAGAGTTGGTATAGAAAGCTAACTGCACAGGAAAAAGTGTTATGGTATTACATAAGCACAAGCTGCACCCATGATGGCTTCTGGGAAAAAGATGATGAAGCTATACAATTTTATTGTAATGGGTACGATGGTCAAATTCCAGAAGTAATCAAAGACAAAATGGGCATGATACAAATAGATGATTCACAATATCTATTAAAAGAATGGATTAAGTTTCAATACAAAGAACTAAAAGAAAATGTATCTACTCATAAAAGAATCATAGAACGACTAAGAAGAAAAGGGTTAGACCAACATTTCCCTGAACTACAAGAGAACTTCTAATGGATACCAAAGAACTAAATTCCATCTTAATATATTGTAAAGTGAATGACATCTATGAAATTCAATATGTAGAATCTTCAGGTAGAGTTTCATCAGAACTACAAAACACAATGGAATTGTATTGCTTTAAGTACAATAAATACATACCAGTAAAAGATATAATAAAAACAGCCAAAGAACATGGCTACAACAAGGATTTGGGATAAAGATAATGAACATATATTGGCATTTAGAAGGAGTGTCGCAGGTAACCAATCCTGTCTACCCTTGGTCAAATATATGCTTTCGAGTCTTATTGGTCTGGCGACATATCCCAAAAATATTAACATGAAAAACTCAATAGACAATCAAGCAAAAGGGTACCAAGACCTAATAGATGAGGTAGAAAAAGAACAAGCAAAGATATTAAAAGAGCTAAAATATGTTATTACTGGTATACAAGGGGGAAGGTCATTATCTGACCAAGAATATCAATGCTTTATTGAACGAGCATTAGAAAGAAAGAAATTTGATGATATAGCTTATAACATGAGAATATCAGAAAGTTCAGCAAAAACCTATTATAATCGAGCCATAAAAAAGCTATCGAAAGAAGCCACTTTGGTAAAATATAAGCTTCGTAGAAAATGACAGACGACTCTCCAGGAAGATGTGGATTAGATAGTAGGGTATATCAATCTCCGAAAGATAAAAGAAAATTTATAACAGTATATGGAGATAATGATAAATATCTTTTATATGAAGAATATATAAAAAGAAAAAAAAGAAAAAAAAAATATAACAGAAGTGAGGGAAATAAAGATGGTAGGCGATATTATATTGTCTGGGCAAGTGGAAAAATATCAAATTATTTTTTTACCTTAAATCAAGCAAAGTATATAGCACAAAAAAATAGTAAAAACAAAAACTTAGGCAATCCTACAATATTTGAAGAAACAAAAGATGAAAACGATTGGATAATTACCTATGAACAAGAATTGCCCCACTATGAATAAGTTAGATACAGCATATCATCAACTAAAAGAACTATCTCATAGTACAGATTACCACCATTACTTACATAACAAGTATTACACCTACCAACAGCAACTAAAGACCATTAATAATAAACTGGATAAAGAAATGGCACATATCCAGGACAATAGAACACCTGAAGAACACTTTATAGACATTTGTAGAGGTTGGCTAGTAGAAGATGTATTTACTTATCTATTCTCATTACCACCATATAAAGAACTAACTGCGACCTTTGATAACCATGACCAAGATAGAGTAATAAGAGTCATGAGAAGGGAAATAACTGCAGCACCTGACTTTAAAATAACCTATAGAAACAAAACCATAAAGATAGAAGTACAGTCCTTATTTGCTAATATGCCTTATTTCCACATCAAAGAACATAAAGCAAAAAAACTTACTGATAATAACAGTTATCTAATCCAATTTAATATCCCACATCAACATATAGTAGTCTTTGAGCCACATCAAATAGAATTAGGCACATATAGACTAATAGAGGACTTTAGTACCAATACCATAAAGAAGTATGGATATAAATACATAATAGAAGAACTACCTGAAGAAATGATAGTATCAAACTTCGTCGATAAATTGCCTAAAAAAATAATTTCCTTATTTTCTTGACATTTGTTTTAGA